GAATAGAAAGGAGCATATATGGGAAAGAATATCAAAGGTCTTGCCGGTTCTACCATCTTCAATCAAAAGACGGTTGACCGAATGAATGGCATAAATAAAAAAAATAAAGGGAAAGTATCACCGATTTATATACCACCTAAAAAACGGAAATAATGGAAGCAAAATTTAAAATTGGAGAAAAAGTAAAGATTGCCAATCATCCAAATAAATTAGAGATTGGCAAAGAGGTTGAGATAATTAACGCTTATCATTCTGATTTCAACCCACAGAAGGGATATGTAGATGAATGGTTATACAATGTTTGGGATGGTACGAAGTCTTTAGGTTGGGCGCCTGAATGTGATTTAGAACCATTACAGAAACCTTCATAACAAATCAATTATGAAACAGGCATTAGAGAAAGCAGCAAAAAAATACGCTGATGGGCTATATGATCCTGATGATAAAGGTGTTTTATACAAAGAGACGCAAAAAGATTTTATGGCTGGTGCAGAATGGCATGCAAAGCAATCAATAGAGGTCCTTTCCTCTGTTTTAGAAAACTGGGTACATGGCGGTGATGCTGATTGCATCATTGCGGAGTTTGAAGAAAAATTAAACAATAAATAGTATGATATTAAAAGATATAGTAAGCCTATTGGCTAACCGGATAAACCAACCTCGTGTAATAGAGGGTTATTTACGAAAAGTGTATGCAAAAGGTTATGAGGATGGAACTAAGCAATCCCCGTGGATAAGTGTTGAGGAACGGTTGCCGGAATATAATACCAAGATTATCATATATCATGAATATAGATTCTATGTCGGCTTTATGTATTATTCGATGAAATCTAACTGGTGGAGGGTAAGCGAAGATGAAAGAACTGATATGATAGTTAATGAAGATGACTTTTGGACGCCAATACCTTCTTTCGATGAAATATTGGAAGCCAACAGAGATGTACTAGAGCGGATTAAAGAGAAAGGAGATTGATGATGAGATTTGTATTAATTATACTTATGATAACCATGTTATTATCTTGTAAAGATGATATAGCTGGTCCTTTAAAAGGTGGAACGATTATTACTATTAAAGGAGACACTATTAAGTTTTATGGAGGAACGTTGACTTATAGCGGATTTGGCACTAGAAGTATTAGGGATATTGCAATTAATGAATTAAAGAAGAAAGGAGATTGAATATGAAATATGTTAGAACATTCTTATATAAATATGATGGTGATGAAAAGGTAAAAAATTGGCAATGGTTTTTAGTATTAATGAATTCATATAAAGGTGTTAAAGCAGTATATATTAAGATGGAAAAAATGCCTATTTTCAATGAATTTCAACATCAAATTCATTGCACGAGTGAAATATGTAATGGAATACATAAGCCAACAATATACTCTATAACAAGACTTAAAGAAAATGATGCTATACCCAATATGGCATATTGCTATGAAGAAGAAATTGTTACAAAAGGAAAATTTTATGGAGATCAAGTAGACGGTGAAACTTTTGTAGAATCTTATTGTCGCAAGCCTACGGAGCAAATAAAAAATGATATACCCATATCGTTTGAAAATAGAGAAGTAAATCACTCCTGTAAATATAAAACTGGATCACAGAGAGCAGCCGAGTATATAGATAGATCAAAAAAAATGAGAGATGGTTATTAATTTATTGCTAGAAAAATTAAATAGCAAATATCACTTTAATAGTGGCGGGTGTTGCTATGTGGCTTATCTAATAGCTAAAGAATTAGAAGAAATGAATGAACTCTTTTACTTAATAATACAAGCTAGCTCATGGAAAGGGAATCATTATTGTATATCATGCCCTAAATTCGGGCTTATTAACCCATTTCAGGATTATCAACATCAAGTACATTTACGTGCTTCATCGGACACTATAAAGCGTATTTATGATGATAATGAATGGAGCTTAAAGTATGATACTAGTAAAAATGAAGAGCTTGCCAAAGAAATTAAGAATATATTCAATTTATTCATAATAAAGAAAGGAGACTAATATGTATGTAGCAAGAGACAAAGACGGTGATTTGTACCTTTATAAGAAGCAACCCGTGAAGTATTCGGAAAGTTGGCAATTATGTAGTGACAATCCCCATGATTTCTATAAGCTAGACTCTTCTTTATTTCCCGAAGTAAAATGGGAAGATGAAGAGCCGACAGAAGTGGAATTGGTAAAGAAGGAGGAATAATTATGCCTACAGTATTAAGAGAAACTTATCCAACAGCCAAGAAAGAACATATATGTGAGTTTTGTGGCTATAAGATACAGCCGGGACAAAAATATGTTCGCCAGACAAATGTATATGACGGAGTTGTGGATGACTTCATCACACATCAAGAGTGTAAGGAAGTTGCCCGTGAATTGAGAATGTACGATGATTGTGATGATAGCGGGCTAGATGGAGAATCTTTTCGTGAAGAATTGAATTCATACGTATATGCCAATCATTATGACGAACACACCGATGATGTTTATACTAGTTGGCAGTTGAATTACTATGAGATAGCGAAGAAAGTATTGAAAGAACTTAAAAACGAATAACTATGGGATTTACAACACCGTGTTTTATAAGGGAAGATACTGAATATCTTCGGAAAAAATTAAAAAAACTTGGATATACCCCTTTTGATGATGATAAAAGAGATGGACTTGTTGCTGATAAGAGTGGATATATGTATTCTATTTTAGAGAATAATCTAATTAGCAGTACATATAATTGCGGAACTAACGAGGAACTTTTCTTGGCAATAGCCGCATTGAGGGATGATACAAACGAAAATCAATGGTTTGTAGCAGATTCACCGCTTAGCGTTTCTTATGATGATACTGTGGGTAATGACCATTATTTTACAGAGCCTAAAGGTAGCGTATTCTTTTGGGATGAAAATTGGAATCATGCCACTATTATTTCAGGGAATTACCACAAGGCTTCCATAGAAGAGCTAATGGAACACTTTAAAGGAAAGGAGGAATAAAATGGAAGATAAACTTATAACGATAAACACTTTGAATATATTATTGCAAAAAGGCTTTAACTATTATCATTTCCCAACACAATCATTAGCCCAGAAATGGCTTCGTGAAACAAATAACCTACATATTTCCATCATTAGAAACGCTTGCGGTTATGGCTATGATATATGCAAAGCTGACAATGGAACTCATATAACTGATGGGATATTTAAAGGAACGAATGATGGCGGTCAGTGGGATTCCTATGAAGAAGCATTGGAAGCTGGAATACAGAAAGCAATTGAACTAATATAAAATACAAAATTATGAAACCATTTGATTTAGAAAAAGCAAAAGCAGGTGCGCCTCTATGCACAAGAGAAGGATTTAGAGCTAGAATTGTATGTTTTGATGCAGATAACGATAGATTCCCTATTGTTGCTCTACTTAAAAGTGATAATGGCAAAGAATATCCCGCTTCTTTTACTAAAGAAGGACGATTTTCTGATGGGGAAGTAGACTCCTCAAACGATTTATTAATGGTGGGAGAAAAGAAAGAAGGATGGATAAATATATATGAAGCATTGAAAGAAAGATGTATTGGAGCGGTTTACAACTCAAAAGAAACAGCCATGCGTATGAAAGTCAATGAAAAAGATGTTACATACAAAGCTACGGTTAAAGTAGAATGGGAGGAATAGCCATGCCAATAAGCGAAGTAGCAGAATTAATACTTAAAATCGCATTATTCATCCTTAATGTCACAACCGTTGCCATCATTGTAATTTTGATAGGTAAATGGCACAGACGCATGGAGGGCAAGCTGAATGACATCAAAAGTTATATCCGGCACGTGACGGATCGCAATGACATCGTATACATCAATCAGCTTGAAGAGATAAGAAGAATACTTATAAAAGCCGAACGTTACGAAGATGCAGCTAAGATAAGCAAGTGTATTGAAGATGAATACAGTAATCTTAAAAGAAAAATGGAAAACAGAGAACAAATAATTGATCCTTTAAAATAGAAAGGGAGAATCAGCGAGCACGACCAAGCTTAATTCTCCCAAATCTTACACGATTAT